AGGTGTTTGATTTCTATATTGTGCCATTATGCTAATCCTGCTTTCATTGATCCCCACGTACCGTTGCCTTTAAAAGATCCTACAAGAATAATGCCAGTAGTGCTATTTGATTTTGCAACAATACCAACTACTCCAGAATTTGTTTCAGCAGTAATTGGCTGAGTTGTTGTTAACCCACCACTTGAACCAACATAGAGTCTTGCTCCTACAGAATATGAAGAAGTATTAATGTCAGTAAATACACCTGATATAACAACAACTCCATCACTACCATTACCAATTGCAGATTGTGCTAATCCAATTACTGGAAATGTTGCAATAGTGCTTGCTTGTGATTTTGTTATTCTTGGTTTGCTGGTACCAAAACCTGATATGTATACAGGATCACCCTTAGCAATAGAAACACCACTATTATTTACAACTTCTAATGTATGATAAGGTAATCCAATTGTAGGAAGAATTACTTCAATACGCTCAGCAATAGCCTGTAAATCACCAGCAACATCTACTGGAGAAGAGTTCGTGGGATAAGGAATGTCATAGACAGGAGTTTCAGCCATAGTCTTATTATTATACCACTTGCAATAGAAATAATTTTAAGAATTTATGCTGATATTTGACTCAAAAGGCCAAAAGATGCTATAATTAGAGTATGCTACTGCAAAGTAGCATTTGTAGTCTAGGAGGAAAAACTTGAGAGACAACAAAATACTATCGGGGGTTCTTGTAACATTGCTTACTTTAACATTATTAAATAATGGTCTTGGTATTGCTTATGCTACAAAGAACAATTTACTAAGTAATACCGCTCAGATTGCACCTGCCGCCGACAAAGCGGCTTTTTTGCTTTCTAAGCCTACTACTGATGTAGTACTTGCAAAGTATGCGGATGCTACAAGTTTGACCGACATCCAGTTGGTTGAATTACTGAAGGCTGTTGGGTTTAAAGGGGTAGGTCTTAAGACTGCTTGGGCTGTTGCCAAGGCAGAATCTAATGGTCGCCCATTTGCATTCAATGGTAATGCTGAGACAGGAGACTCCTCATATGGAATCTTCCAGATCAACATGATCGGTAATTTAGGTCCAGATAGAAAAGATAAATTCAATCTTGATTTAAATGCTGAACTCTTTAGCCCAGTCAAAAATGCCCAAATCGTGTTTCACATGACAAAAGGCGGTAAGGACTGGAGTTCATGGTCATCTATGAAAAACGGTGCCACGAATAAATGGTTAAAGAAATTTCCTAATCATTTGATTTAAGGGATAAAAAATACCCTACCTGGTTTTTCGACTGGGTAGGGTTATTTTTTTATTTAATTATTCTGAGTGCTCAATAAAATTTCCACCACAAACATCACAGATTAACCTTGATTGTTCATGATCTGATGCTCTAAGTTCTTTGTATGGCTTTTCACATGTATCACATTTATAGTTATAATATGGCATTTTACACTTCCTCTTCAAATACTGGTTCTACATAAGTGTAGTCATTTGTTTCTTTATTATACACCCAATAACTTGTTGGTACAGCATAGTATGGCGCTTCCATTGCATTAGGTCCAATAAAACTCTTGGCTGATTCTAAATCTTCTGCAACAATTCCAGTAGTAATTTTACCTTCTTCATTTACAAGAATATAGTTTGGCATATTTATGCTCCCTCGTTGATTGGTTCATGAAATTTGTTTCCATCCCAGATTCCATTAAGAAATGCTGGACTATTTTCTTTTGTCATTTCAATTAATGAAAAGTTATTATTTTTAATTTTATTAAAAGCATCATCATTAGATTCTGCCCAACCTAAAACTAAACTGTTGTCTGAAATAATGGCAAACATTTTAGTAGTATAGCAAAACGGCTCCAGAACCGCCTGTTCCAGTAGTTTCATAGTTGTTGTTTTGGAAGTTTCTGCCGCCAAATCCGCATCCTCCGCCACCAGTACCACCATTGCCACCAATTCCAGCGGGTCCATTATTTGCGTTCGTGCGCGTACCACCTGTACCTCCATTGCCAGCAATTCCAGCGCCGCCGCCGCCGCCGCTGCCATAATTTCCATCATTTACAATTGGTCCACCCGCACCACCATTATATCCAAAGGTAGAGTTTCCTCCAGAACCAGGAGCGTTGCCAGTACTTGTAGAGCCTCCGCCACCACTGCCTGCTACTCCTGACATGCCCGTTGTGCCACCGCGATTAACTCCAATAGAAAATTGTCCTCCACCAATTCCTTCTGGAATAGATGCATTTGCAGCACTAAATTGCCAATTGCTTCCAGGGCTTGCAACAATTGCACCAAAGGCACTAGGTTGGCCTGCTGTTCCAATTGTTACTCTTGCAGTTTTGGGAGTCCAACCAAAAACAACTGATCCACTTCTACCTGTATATCCATCATTGCTGTATGAGGCGTTATTTCCACCGCCTGATGCAACTACTGCAAATACCCAGTTATTGGGAACGGATACATTGTTACTTGATGATGTAATTGTTTGCTGCAACGAATATGTTGGCAAACCTAAAGCATTACCATAAGTTGTTACAATGTTTTGAATAGAAGTATTTGTAGGTACCGCTGCCGCTACGGCATTTGCAATACTTGAGTTAGTAGGAACCGCTGCCGCTACGGCATTTGCAATACTTGAGTTAGTAGGAACCGCTGCTGCTACGGCATTTGCAATACTTGAGTTAGTAGGAACCGCTGCTGCAACAGCAGATGCTACATCTGAGTTACCAGGACCTACTCCAGGAATATTATCAATAGCCATTAGGAAATCTCCACTCCGCTAATATGAAAATTAATTGTAGTAGCAGAAGCGCTACCTGAAACTGTCTTAGGTGTTGCATTTGCAGGAATTACTTGCTTCAAATCAATAGTAGTAACACCATTTGCAGAAATTGCTGCAGCAGATGCGATGGCTACGCCATCAATATTAAGTGTAAATGTTCCAGCAGATCCTGCAGTATTTGCAATAAGGATATTTGTTACAACTGCTGTTGTAGATGTATTTGGAACTGTATATAGAGTGGTGTTGCTTGTTGCAGCAGCCCCTCTAAATAGTGCCTTTGTTGTTGTAGCCATTAATTACTACCTCCAATAGTATTATATAACATTTTAATATACCCCCATGATTGAACTAATCTCTAGTGTTTCTAAATCTGATTTTAGAGCAACATAAGATGTATCAACAGCAAGAGTAATTGTTCCTGATGTACCGCCGCCTGTTAAACCTGTGCCTGCTGTAACTCCAGAAATATCTCCGTCATTTGCAACCCAAGCGGATCCATTATAAAATTGAATTTGATTAAGTGGTGAGCCACCTGCATCTTGTCTTACAAAAACAAGAGTACCCGCAACTGGTGCTGTCAAAGCCGCATCTCTAGCAGCAGGATTTAGAAAATTATTAAAACCATCTCTTAAAATAACAGTAGCATCAGTAGTTACAGTATTTAAAAATGTTTGTGCGCCAGCCCATTCGTATCCTGCGGCGGTATCAATCTTGGCACCAACGGCATACCAAACACCATCAGTAGAAGTTGCTCCAGCCTGGAACATATATGTTGGTTTGCCTGAATAATCAAATGTAATTGCCATGATTGTATTATAGCAGAATTATTCTACTATGCCCCGCTTTCTGGTAGTTCCCATAGACATGTATCTTCGTTAAGAATAAATTCTATACCGTCAATATTTTCTGGTTTTGGTGGTATAAAGGCATCTCTAATTGGATCATATAAAAATCCAATTCCTGCATAGTTTTTACGTATGTTTCCGTTATAAGAAGTCTTAACCCAAGTTCCACCAAGATTATCAATTAACCATTGGTATCCTTCATCTGGATCATTATTATCTCCAACTGTTACTTTAAGTACAATATTACTTTCATCCAATTCTGCCCAATGTGCCATTATCCACCTACCTGTGCTCTTGTGTAACGAATAATTACTAATCCAGAACCACCAGCACCGCCAGTGCCACCGCCGCCAGCGCCGCCACCGCCGCCAGTATTTGCAGTT